GCGTTGTGATGTACGCACACCTGCCATGATAGGAGTTGGTAAACTAAACTGATGTGTACTAATTGCATCGTAGTATTCTTTAGCCCAATTCAAACGAACTTCTTTTGGATAGTGCCCGAACAATGTTACTGCTATTAAAGCATAAGCTATCTGTGGTGTTTCGTAGATTTGTTTTGTTACTCTGTTTTGTACAAGGTATTTGCCGCGCATCTGTTCCATTGCGGCATAGGTTAAATGTTCGTCGCGTTCGTGCTTGATAAAGTTGTTAATGGTTTCCCATTCGTCGTCATCGTATAATCCAAGTAACTCTGAATCATACAAACCGAGTGCAACATTATTTTCTACTAGCTTCTTGACATGCCATGGAGTAAACGAACCGTATACTTCCTTGCGGATGTGATATGCTATTAATCGTCCTGCAACAAATTGGTAGTTGGGGGTATCTTCACTAATCAAATCCGCAGCGGACTTAATTAATGTTTCCTGTATATCTGCTGTTTTTATTTTGTTGTAAAACTGTATGTGGCTTTTTATTTCCACTTCACTTGCTGAAGTGCCGGTTGTGTTCTCTGTTGCCCAAAGTGTAACTTTGTGTAGCTTTTCTATATCTAGAGGTTCAACCCGACCATTGCGTTTGGTCACTAAAATCTCGCTCATGAAATCCTCTTGTTATTATTATTCTATTTTACTCTTTAGTTCCTCACAATTATATGAGAATCTAATACGAAGATCAGACTGGTCTGCTGTTATAGAGCCGGGCTGGTCATTTAATGTGTACTGCCCTTCGTTGACTTGTACTAACGTATAGTTATCTGTTTGTACCATATGCAACGAGTTTATATCTTCGTGCTGTATTAGTAGGAGAGTATAACATAAGCCCAGGCATTTAGCAACGTCACAATAGGCGTGTTGAGCCAGAAGGTCCCACGGAAGTGGCCAATTGTCTGGGTCGGTAAAATGCATGGTGTTGTTCACGATTGGTGCATTCCCCCACCAATCGTGTACCAAGGTAAGGGCATCTTCAAGCGGTAGCTCGGATGCTTCTGCTCTTAAGCTGGCCCACTCTGCGAGCAGGTCTTCATATGAGGTTGTCCACATATTAATCTAAACGTGCAATCGAATAGTTAAGTGTCGCATCGTTTCCTGTGTTGGTGGTGGTGAACTGTAATTCAGATGTTTCGTCAGTGCCTGCGCTAACAACACTTAAAACTACACCTGTAGGACCGGATTCGTTGAACTCGTCATTGTATGTTACATTTGCACCATCATTTGAAACATATATGCGGCCCAGCCTGGTTACAGCATTACGTTTAATATTATAATCAATCCTGTAAGAATTTGATGTAGTGCTGTCAAACACAAAAATATCTGCTGCCGCTGCTATATTGTCAGGTAATACAGATTCAATACCAACTTGTCTCTCATATGATCCTAAGTGGATTGAATGTGTGCTATCCATTGCAATGCCGCCATTACCTAATAGGGCAATACGTGGCTGAACACTTTCGTCTTCACGTTCAAACAAATCACCAACGCTAATACATTGATCTGTTTCCATGTGTACAACTGGTGTAATTGGTGTTGCGTTACCACCAAATTGGTTGCCGACATCATAAAATACATTAAATGCTGAACTATTGAATAATACATTATGGAAGTGAATACCTTCTTTAGCTATATTATCAAAGATGTTACGTGTAACTACAATGCCTGTTGGGCTTGCTACATCTAGATCAATAACTGTACCGGTTCCTGTTCCTGCACCAGACGCCGTAAATGTTATTCCAACGCGGTTAAAATCTGCGCCAATGGCAGTAAAGTCTGTAGTACCAAGAGACATAATTTTGTATCGTGTAGCGGCAACTGTGCCGGTAGCTACACTAGTAGGATTATGAATGTGTACACCTTGGTAGTGAAAATCTAAACCACTGTTCTCAAGTACGACACCCTTGACATCACCTGCGGCTCTTAGTGCGTATGTTGTACCATAGGTATCAAGTTTACTAATAGTAACATCATGTGTTGGAGCAACACTAGAAGCAATTTGAATTGCCGCTGTGCTGTAGCCAACAACTGTTGGATCCACGTTAGGACCGTGCAATCCTAAGTAATGGAAGCCGCTGTTAGAAACACTATCTAGTTTTAAGAGTGTGTTATCCTCTGATGAATAAACTGCCATACTAGCCATTTCAATACCAGTTGGTACTTCGGCGCCGTTTTGCCCTAGGTTAACACCTGTTTGCTGTAAGCTATCAGCTGTTTCGACAACCTGACTAGCAACTTCACGGACTGTTCCTGTGCCATTAGTAGCGCCGCCGACTGCAATAAATATTACATTTGCTGTAGCTGTCATTGCAGCACCAGTGACATCAACACCGCCCACGGCCGCTGCTCCCCATTCTCCTGCATCAGTAGTTCCAGGGTTAGTAATTGCATACCGTACGCCGGCCTCTAGGTCAGCAACATTTACTACAACATTACTAATGAAACTAATAATAGAACTTGTTAAACCTTCGCCGTAAAGTCTAGCATGAGGCGGTACCTTAATAGTGTTTGACACTTTGTAAGTTCCTGCTGGGAAGAATAAGCTACGTCTAATTGCAATATTTGATTCGCGGCAGAATAATTCGTATAGTGCTCTGTTAATTGCATCCGTGTCATCTGTTATCCCATCGCCGGTGGCGCCAAAGGCTTTAACACTTACAAAGTCATCAAATTTGCTCTGCAAGTTGCGAGCAATATCTTCAGTACCTGGACCTGTAGCAACAACATATCCTGCGTCTAGACCTTTGTATGTATACGTTGATGCTAGAGCTAATACATCACTAAACTCAGTTAGTATCTCGGTGTTGCCAATTACTGGTGCGCCATCAGATACTATACCATTGCCGATAAACAATTTACGTTCATCTAGTACCCAGCCAAATTCTGCGCCGGCTAACTGTGGTAAGTTTTCACTTAGTCCCTTACGGTGTGTTATTCTTGAAAGTTGTAAAATTGCCATTACATGTTATCCTCTTCATCTTCCCACTCTTCATCGTAACCATCATCACTATGTTCAGGTTCAAACATACTTTCGTCGTAATGCGTTTCCCACATATCTGTGGTATTTGCCGAGTCTGTCATGGTATATATTTGTTCAATAGTCGTGTTCATCATTTCTTCAACTGCGCCGCTTACACCATTGCCTAAGTTGCCCATGGCATGATCAAGTAACATCTGAGTTACATTTGAACTAAGATCAACGTGGCTCATTAAAAACTGTGCTGCTTCAGGCCAAGAATTACCAAAGCCGTTGTTGTAATAATCGTAGTAGACTTTCATCGCGGCGCGGAAGATCTCGCCTCTTAGAGACTTAGATGGGCCTGATGATGGAACTAATTTTCCTAGTTCCTTAGCTTCGTTTTCGTACGCACCTTTGTTATCCCAGTAGCGTCCTTCTTGAATCTTACCTACCGATTCCATTAGATTTTTGAGTTGAGCTGTCTCTTTCATTTTAATTCCTATTTCTTATATTTATATTAGTAAGGTTAAGTTAGACAACAAAGCAAGTGCCTTTTCAACCTTAGTTTCAACTCTTACTAATTCTGATACATCGTCAAGCAATTCTGTTCTCATGCTTTCGTCAATTTCGCCTGCTGTAAATGCCTTATCAATTGCAGTTAATTCTAGTGCAACTGTTTTTAAACTTTCTGAATCACCAGTTAAAAACTCATGCACAAGCAAATCAAATTCTTCTCTGTTTTCCATATTATCTATCCTTTTGTCCAATTGCTTTTAATATGCGCTCTGCTTTTCTGTGCATAATTTTTAATTTAATTTGACAGTACTTTAAGTTCAAGTATTCATTTGTACTGTAGTGTTTTAACAACTGCTGGACATCATTTTTAATACTTTTTGCTACGTTTTGGACTTCCGTGTTATTTGGAATATATCTTGTATACAGCTCAAAGCCGTTGGTTATGTTTTCTAATCGTTTTAGTTCACGAAATTGCGTGTCTGCTAGAGCCGGGCAATAACCGCCCTGAAAAGTTTTCAGTGATTGGGTGAGTAAGACAACTCTATTATATTCAATGTTGTCAAATTTTGATGTAATGGCACAAGATGCCAATAGTAACGTAAATATGATCATGAATAGTAAGTTTTTCATATTACTATTTATGGCTTTTACATTTCGAAGTATTGTTCGACACGGCTCCACCAGCGTTTTCTGTGCTGATCAAATGCATCTAGATCTACAACAAATTCTTGATACGCGAAGTCCTTGCTACACATCATAATAACACCCTTGCGGATATTAGTGCCGTACAGGGCGTTGTGTGCTTCACCGTACGCTGTTAACTGTAAGAAGTAGTCTTGTACACGTTCTAATGTCTTGGGCTTGTTAGTCTGCTTAAAATCGATAATGGATTCGGCACCGTTGTGTACTCCTACACAATCTGTTGTTCCTGCATATATGTTAGGGTGGCATACGGGTACTTCAACACCCCATATCTCATCTACATTTTTCATGCCCTTCTCAATGACAATGCCTGCCATCTTGTTAGCTTGCTGGGCATAAGGATTAGTACCAGGAATTGCTAGTACATCTGTTTTGCAATAGTCTTCTAAGTACTTGTGCATACGTGTTCCGCGATTAGCTGCTTCCATCGTAACGGCGTCTGCTCTAACTTTGCCAACGTTACGCTTCCACTGTTCAAGTGCTTCGCGGTCTGCTGCGGGTTTTGTTTTATCTAGGATTGTTGTGACGGATGCCATCGGCAAATACTCATCGCTTCCTGCTAATAAGTAATGTCTTTTGCCGTTTATGTTTTTTCTTTCTAGGGATTTATATTCGAATTTGTGATTGATCATCTAGTAAGTATAACAGAAAATACTCTAAGATGTCAATCTTGTTCTTTAGGTGCAAACATTCTCTGAAGTTGCTGTCCGCGTTCTGTCATACGTATCCAAGCATCCTTAATAGCCAGTGCTGCCGCAGTCCAATCGCCCCTGTAGCCCATTGGTCCTGACCAAGCCTCTGCTTCGTTCTCTGCTGCTCGCATAATAGTCTCTGGACTTAAACCGTGCTTGTCAATATATGCGTCCATATTCTTAAGAATTTCGTAATAATCACTTCCACTAAAGCCATGCCCTTCATATTGGTCGTAGTCATCTTCTTTAACAGTTTCTACGGAATCGGCTTCTGCTTCTTCTAACTCGCCTAGGGATTCGAATAAGTTTTTAAGTTGCTCTAATTCTTTCATTTCATAATTCCTTTCTTAGCAGAGCGTTTAGCCATATTAGCTACTACGTCTTTTGCTTTATCTACTGACATCACCGAAGGATCGATTTCTTGTTGACCTTTAAAATGTATCTCTTCCGGGTTCACGTCCTTGATAACTGAGTCTAGGTTGCCCTTTTCAGCAAGGTCAAATAATGTTTCTTTGGTTAGCGGAAGCCCCATCTTATTAATGATGCTAATAAAAGCCTCAGTGCTAAGTTTTGAAGGGGAATTTTCGTCTTCGGTTCGATCTGCAATCAATTGACTAATAGCTGCGATCTGTTCTTCATGCGCTGCTTCATCTTCTGTGATTTTATTCATCAATTGACGCATATCTGGGTACATTACATGCCGCCCAGTTCTTTCTTAGTTGCTTCGTAGTCCTTACGCATTCTATCAATAAGTGTGTTAATAGACTCATCTGATGATGCATACTGGTCTGAGCCAAATATAATTGCTAAATGTGCTAACCCGTATGATTCCCAATACGGCAACTTACTTGGGTAGTAAGCTCTAATGGCATCTACTAGACGTTCTCTGGTGTCGAAAAATTCATCTCGAATCTCTTCAAGCTCTTGCATACCGTCACGTAAGTTGGTTAGTTGACTTTCCATCTCGCCTAGGTGATCAACTGACTCTGGTTCTTCTATAACGTATGGCGCTTCAGGCGCTTCGTTAACACAGAACGGATCATCGGATTCTTCAATTGCTTTTATTTTATCAAAAGCTTCAGTTAGTATTTTGTCTGACATCTTAACGACGCTCGCGGCCTAAATCAACTGCTTCATCGTCTGCTTCAAGATCTAAATCAAACTCTCCACCGTCGCCATCTAAGTCTAGGTCCATATCCATCTCGTCGCCCATACCTAAGTCTAGCTCGCCGCCCATTTCATCGCCGCCAAACCCATCTAAATCTAAGTCGCCTGCGCCAGCTGCAACTTCCTGTCCTGTTAACTCTGCAACTGCATTGTTAACGTCTGCTTTAGCTTGTTCTAACGAACTTGTTAATGAATCAAGTGATCCAACTAACTGAGTGTTAAACGACTCTGCTTGATCAACACCTTGTGCATTACGAATGCTATCATGTAGTGCTGGAAGCTCTTTGTACTTAATGTCTGCAAACTTTTCAATCATTGCCTGAATTTGGTCTGCGATATCTTGTGCTGCAATAGTTGTTTGTGCTGATGCAATTTCGCTTTCAGCAAGCATAGCTCTCCTGTTTTCTGGTTACGTAAAACTGATTGCATACTTTCTGTTATACGCAATGCTTGAAGTTGGTCTTCTGATAGTTTGCCGCCCATTGCAGCAATCTTAAGAGCCTTAGTTAATAGTTTGTTTTCCATTTCGGATTCCTGTATTGGTGTGACTTTGGTTAATTCTGTTGCCCGTCTATCGACAGCTTCGTTTACCATAAGCAATTTCATATATGAAGGATCGTTTTCACTTGAGTGTAAGTTGTTCTTCAATTTAAACTCAACAATTAATTTGTCCGTATCATTGAGTAGTGTAACCGTCTCTTTTAAGCCTAAGTTACCTATATTATAATCAGTCCCAAATTGGGTTTTAATTAATTTAGTGACTGTTTCGGAGTCTACTGTTCTTGTTAAGTCTGCTAGGTTCATTTTAAATTTGTTCCTTTAATTTTATGTATTTAGCTGATTCGACAGATTTGGCTAATTGTTTCTTGCAAGACTGTCTGGAATCGATATCTTCCACTAATCTTGCTGTTAGTATTGCCCTTGCATCTGAATCTTGTGTGTTATTATCCAACATATACGTTATCATATCGATATCATACTGCTTTGCAGTAACGCGGCTATCTAGATTCCGTAGCTTTGTTGCCAATTCATACCGCCCGACCTTGTGTGCTATGCACCATGCCAGTGCTACCTTGGCCGTGTTAAACAACATCGGGGTAGAAAACATGTCTGCCGTTACCTGCCAGCCTGCTGGTGTTTCTTCCCCTTCTGTATAATAATCTGCTCAGCTAAATCATCCTGCGTTAGTGTCTTTTTGGCAATCTTGCGTACTTTTTTACTAACGTCATTATAATTCATAGGTTTCAATCCTTATGTTAGGACTATTACTACTGCCTACCTCTAAATCTTTCTGTTCATTTAATCCTGTTAGCAATGGTACATTTGCAATGTCTTCTTTTAACAACCCTAGCGGATCTCCATTCTTTCTAAATACATCAATGTGATCAACATCAAACTCAAGTAACCAGTCAGCTGTATTAACAACCGTGCGGATATTCAATGGTTGAGTACGCAATGAAATAATTTGTATAAGTGTCTCCCAGTTTGCTTGCTGCTGCCTGCACTTAATCCACTCATCTCTAGAGTTTATTGTTTTGCCATCTACCTTGCATGGCAATAACAATGTGCTGTGGCATGTGTGTATTTAACTATGCAGATAGTCCAGCCATAAAAAAGCCCCTAAATAAAAGAGGCTTTTTATATTTGCTAAGGTTTTACTTAGATAACAAAAACTAGTACTGTTTCGCCAGTTAATTCAGTTAACTTTTCAAAAAGTGTTGCTGGATCGCCATTAACCAATGTGTACTTGTCGCCTTCTGCATCAACGCCTTCAACGATTAAGTTGATTGCTGTATCTGTTGCAGTGTACGCGCCTACTACTGAAACTGTACAAATTGTTTCAATTGCCTGAACCGCTGCATCAAGTTCTGGCCATTTAACGTGCTCGCCATCAACATCTGCTGGTGAAGCTGTACCAAAAAACTGATCTGATTGTGTAAAACCGTTTACTTTTGTTACGCCTGCCATTTTATAATCTCCTAATTAATGTGGGTATCTTTAAGATCCCGTTACAATTATTTATCTCTTTGGAAGATTTTTACCTATGTAAGGCTCTATTTGCAGCGGTAAATTTATGCCTAGATACCAATTTTACCAGGCCGTCCTTAGTTTTTACTACGTATCCTTCGCCACCTTGCTGACCATCAATTGATTGTTGCACATCGCCAGGATGAGAATCAAACTCGTTTACTATCCAATCCTTTGCCTTCATAATGCCTCTGATGAGTGTCCATAAAGCATTTACTCCCTTCCTGTTAGCTTCTAGGTAGCTTGCAATATTAGCTCGTTTACTGTCTGACAGATTTTCTGTGTTTAACCATGCTTCAAAATCATTGCCTAGACTTTCAAGTCCTGTGTCTACACTGTTATTAATGTACTTGTAGAACAATGTATGAATGTTAGCAATACCTTTAAGGCCTGCTGGATCAAACAATGTTTTGATTTCTGCTGCATGTGTATTAGCAAATGCTTCTAGTTTATCTATAGGCCCTGTGTTAATGCCAGATGGTGTTTGTACATGTGTAGGAGGTATAACAAACACCTCGTTACCTTGCATCTGTTTAATTGCTTCTTGTACTGTATTAAACTGATTACCGATGTACTTGTGAACAACTATACCTGTATTGCTTTGCCCAATACGCTGCCCTAGCTTAGACTCTGTAGCTACTGCATAGCGTACGGCGTTAGGCTGCATAACATATATGTTATCTTCAACGCCCGGGGTACTAGAGTACATTAAGTCGCCGCTCATCATGCCACGGAAGTTCTGTGGTGTTGCTTTTTGATATGCATCAAAGATGTTCACCATACTTGATACAAATTGTTTGCGGCTAGCATCCATAACTGGCTTCCTGTTAGCAAACATACTACCTAATTCTTTAGCTGACTTCGCCCGGCCATCATAGCCTTTAGCTTGATA